GAGATAGAACTGTGTCGGGCGCGTTGACTGTTGTGCCTTGTTCGGAATCGCAGCGTACTCAGAACGGCTCATCGGGCTAATGATCAGGTCGTTGTTGATGCCGCCGCTTGTCGTGCGCGTAAATGCTTCGGTGATGTAGATGTCGTAGGTTTGAAGCGCAAAACTTTGCTGCCCCTGAGTCAGCGCAGAACTGACTTGGGTGATCGTCCAAAGGTTTGGCTGCCGGTTCGACCAATCCGACTGCATGATGTAACTTAAAGAACGGCGCGCAGAGTCGTAGTCATTGCCAGACAGTTGCGAGGCTACGCGCCCAATGCGCTCATAGGCCTCGGCAAGAACATCCACTTGCTCTGTAGCAATGGCAAACTCGTATGTGCCGCTAAGGGTCATCAGCAATCCCACCGCTTACGTGCAGCCTTGCCGCGCTCTCCAGTCCAGCCCTGCGACCGTGCGCAAAACGACTTCTTACGGGCAGCGTCAGCCTTCGACTTCGGGTTAGGCGCTGGCGGCTTGAGATTGCTGCCTGTGCGTCTATTGATCGCGGCGCGACCCTTCGCAGTCAAGCCAGCACCCTTCGACACCGGCAGTTTGTAACCGCCAGATACCGTCATGCCCTTCATCTCGTTGGTACGCTCACGCGCCATAACTAACTTTGCCCATGCCTTCAAAAACAACAGTTGTTGTATCATATTGCCAGTACGTCACGTCTTGGCCTTCGTCGGTAATGAGGTACATGCGCGCACCAATTACCCATCCGTCCCCATCAATCTCACGACCAGCCAATGGGTCTTAGTTATTGTCGGGCAATCCAGATACAATTCCCATATTAACCTGCCTGTGCAGACGTAAACACGTAGTTACCGCTTGTCGTCATGCCGCTCACAATTGATCGAATGAAACGAGCAGGATAAGCGTAGTTGGACTCAGCACTCACACTGATAGCAGACATCGTTGGGTGTGTGAAAATCATGGTCGTAGCAAAAGCAGAGTCGTTCACGTCGCCAGGCGTATCTTGCACGGATGCAATCGTGGTGGTGGCCGTGATGTTGCAAGCAACCGTCACCGCGAACGGCGTTTTGAACGTATCGGTCTGGACCCAATTGGTTGTGCCAATTGAGCCCGTTCCAATCGTAAACGCAGTCGTTGCAATCGTGCCAACGCTTACCGCCGTCACCACAGCAAACTCAGTCGTGGTTGATGCGGTGGTGTTGTTTGGACCAGTTACCGTCGTGGTTAGCGACACACCATTAACAGTCACGCCGCTAATCGAAATCGTTGACGTGCTGATATTGCCGGTGCTTGTAATAGTAATGGTGCGCTGGATTCCTGCCCCAACGACCGCCCTTTGAACCTGATAGTCCAGCGCAGAATAGTCACGCAGACTACCGTTTATCGCTACCGCTTGGCTCGTTGCGGTCGTGGTCTGCGTAGCGCAGATCGCATTAACCGACGGCGCGGTGAAGGTGAATTGGGCTGGACGCATTGGGTAGGACCTCTTGCTGTTGAACGCCAAACGGTTTCCATTCCGCGGCGTATTTCACCATCTTCTCGGGGTGCATCAACTTGCCGCCCTGAGCAGGCGGGATATTTGGATCTTCCCAGAAACCATACGGCTGCTGGACTTTGTTGCCTTGCCATTCAACGGTTTCGCGCATGTCCATCAAGGTTGAGTGGCCAGCAATAGCAAATTGAACGCCGCGCGCGGAGGCTTGGCCCATCCAGAACTCAACGCAAGCCCGACCGCTTTCGGCCAGGTGCAGGTTTGGATAACTGAAATCACAGCCGAACAATCCAATGTGCGTGTAGCCCTCGGCAACGGCCATTGCCAATGCGTAGGCAACAGTCGTGTTGAAATACGTGCTTTTGAAGAACGTATGAATCTTGTCGAACGGGTACATGACGTGGTTTGGGTACGACGGATGCGGCGCCGACGTGTAAAACGGAGTGCCTGACTTCAACGTGTTGTCGCACATTTGTTTGACAACCGGATATTGCAGGAACGCATGGACTGGATCGACGTGGATTACGCGATCACACGGCATGATTGCCGCCATGTAGTTGATAACCCAAGTCTCAGCGTTTAGGAAAACTTCGGGACGTTCTTCGATCAGCATCCCAGCCATGAAATCCTCACGGCTAGAACCCATGGCAACAATGTTGACGGCTTTGCGCGGGCGGGGGGTCGGGATAGGTTGGTTCACGGTGTATCCTCTCTGTCAGGTTACGTGGTTGCGTAGCAGGTAGAAGCCGGCGCAGGGGTCCGCGCCGGTGTCATCTATTAGTTAGAGAATTGAGTGGCGCCGTAAGTGTTCTCCACTGTGTCTGTGCCAGGAGCAACGCCCCAAGCCGGACTGATAATACCAATTGAGAAGTTGCGAGTGTCGTTGGCCAGTGCGCCAGTTGCCAAAGCAACAGTGCCGCGAACGTCAGCAGCTGATGCAGTGTGCGTGCCAGTGGCAGCAAACCCAGCCGTAACGGTTCCAGCCGACGAACCAAACGAGAAACCATCAACATAAACCCCGACAACGCGAGATGTCGAAGAAATACGATATGGCAGCCCATAAGTGTTTGACGTGCCGATAATCAAGCCGGCCGAAGCCAGGCCAACAATCGAAGCGGTCGTAACAGTCTTAAACGCCTTGCTGGTGATGACAAACGATCCAGTGTTGCCAATGGTGTTGCCAGTTGGGCCAATGCCAGTCCACGTCATTGCCTGACCATAGCCGTCAGTGCCGCGAATGGTAATCAAACCCGTCGAAAGGTTCGTGCTGGCCGTGATCTGCAAGCATCGTGGGAAGTCGATTGTAGCAACGCCACCAGAAACCAGCGGACCAGTTGCCGTAAGCGTTCCGCCCTGAGATGCCGTGCTAAAGTAAATTCCGCTAGCCAACGCCGAAGATGCCGTTGACATGATGTATTGGAAAACAGGCGTCATCGGAACGCCGCGCCCGGCTTCTGTGTCAGAGTAACCTAGCGTGTACCCCGCAGCAGTCGTTGCCGAAGCTGGGCCGTAATAAGCGCGGCCCTGTTTAAGTTGGTCGTCTGTGGTCGTCATTTCTGCACCCTCTTTTAAATGAATGGCCCCTGCACGTAAAGCGCAAGGGCCATGCTCATTTCATACCAGACCCTTACGTTGAACCGCTCGACCCGAAGGCGCCGCGGAAGTTCGACACACCAAACGAATACCGCTCGATGGCGGCAGCTTTGACGTTCTTCGTGTCAAAGTCCTCGTAGGTGTCCGTTTCCAACGCTTCACGTTCGTAGTATTTGAACGTGTTGGGGGCGTCGGTCAGCAAGAACCAAGCGTTTGTGTCAGTCAGGAACTGATTGACGCGATAGCCTTGAGGAACGGCCGAGGTGTTGTAAACGGCGTTGACGTCGTTGTTGGCGGTGCCGACGCGGAATTGCGACTCAAGCAAGCGAGCCGCAGTCCATTGCAATTCAGTTGGCACAATCAACTTGGTTGGCTTGGTCATCACGCGCAGGCCAGCCGCATCGCGGAAACGCTGGACGGCAACGATGCTGTCCTGAAGCGACGTTTCATTGAGGTCGGATTGGACTGAGAACGTGTTTGAAACCGTACCAGTGTCGATGGGGTGCGCCGTCGAGAAAAGAGCCTGCCCGTCACCGATTGGAAAACTGGACGAGAAGCCGTTGTTAAGCACTGATGCCCCAAGGATTTCCTTGGTCTGCATCATTGAGTTGCGAAGCGCCTTGGCTTGCAGCGGGAAGCGTGATTGATACAAGTTATCTTTCATCGCCTGACGCGTGATGATGAAACCAACCGACACATAGCGGTGGACGTAGTTGGTTACATAACGCTGACCCATGTCTTGATAGGTCGTTGCTGCGGCTTCAGCCTTGATGGCCGCCAAACCAAGCAATTTGACTTCGACTTCGATTTCAACTGCTTTGTCAGACGTTTGTTTTTCGAAAATCTCTGACCATTGGCCAGGATACATCGGATAGTCACCGAACACGGCCGCGAGGCCGGGACGGAGCAGGTTGGCGATTGCGCCAGTATTGATTGTCATGGTGGGCTCCTATTCCCTAACCGTTACGGACGAACGCTGCCGGCTTTGTAGACGTCGTTGTTGATCTGGACGATCCAGTTCGCGAACGCACCCGTCGTATTGCCGACAGTTGGATCAAGACGCACCAGCTTGAGGTTGGCCACCAAGGTTGTTGCGGTTGATGCATTGTTAATGGAAACAGAAGAAAGACCGTTTGCGGTGCTGCCTGCCGTGTAGAGGAAGTTGGCGTTGTTGCCGACCGATGCTTGGGTCAGCGGCGTACCAGAGGCGCCAGCCGCATCAGTTTCCTGAATGGTGTATTGCACCATCGGGTCGTCAATGACGAGCGCAACAGGCGTTGTGCCGGTTTGGACGCCGGGATTGCCGGGCCAATACGGGTACTTCACAGTGCCCGCGAAATTGGTTGACGGAATGTATTGGCAACCTTGGAACACGCCGAGGACGGCGGTCGATGCGGTTGCGCGGATCACGGTGCCGTCAGTGGCGAGTGTTACCGGGTCCCCGATAAACATGCTCGACGCGTAAGTGGCAGTGATGGGATATTCGTTGGCTTGGCCGTTCCACGTATAGCCGCCACCAGTATTGACCGGCTGAAGGCCTCGGGCTGCGTTGACGCCATATGTCATGGCTATGACTCCTGTTCTCGACTTCGGGGGCTGCTTTATCGGTGCAGGTTCCGACCAGATGCGTAACTGGCGTCGATACATGGCCATAGCCAGGAGCCGATAACGTGACGGCTATCGTGGGTCTGAGGTGCGTCAGGGGTCTACCGCAACCCAGATATATAGTACGCTATATTGCGTGCGCATTATAATTTCGTCAAGCAGATTTTGTGGCGAGGTGCAGCCGGCTCGACCCCTCGAAGCGGCGCACCCGCTTGACAGAGGAGCGGGCACAGCCTTAACCGGCTGCACCCCAAAGGCTACTCTCCTTGAAACTCAGCCGTCACACGCTCAATCTCGGTACGTGATTCGTTGACAACGGGCGCTGCAATCTGGCCATCCAATGCCCATTGCACGCTGTTGACTTGCTCAAACGTGTCGCGCTCTTTCTCGCGCTTCTCGGCCATCACGTCTTTTGTGGGGCGCTCGCAAAGAATCAGGTCGCCGTTGTTGATGTATTGCTCATCCTGCGTAACGCCGGGAATGGGAATGTATGGAAACAAATCAATGTGGCGCTCACGCGGCACCGGCTTCCAACCAGCAATCATGTTGTTCTGCCAATTGTTGCCGTCGGGCTGGTTGAGCGTGGCAACGCGCGTCCACTTGTACGTCATTCCTGCCGGGATGAGGTGGCCCGGAATGTATAGTTTTGATTGCCAATGCGGTTTAGGCATTGGACGACGTTCAGCCTTGCGACCCGTTGCGCCGCGCGACTCAGATGATCTTGTTTGATTTGCCATGAGTGATCTCCTGTTTTACCCGCGACCTGCGCGTGGTGGATTGGCTTGCTTCTGTCTTGCAAAGTGAATCTCTGCATCGGTGTGGCTCATGCGCTGGCCTGATAGCTTGTGGCCTATAGGATACTTTAACGCGCCCTGATCTGTTAGCGATCTTGCCAATTGCCGCTCGTCGGATGTCAACGGAATCTTTGTTGACGACCCAGGTTGCTTTTGACCAGGAAGTGTTTGCGTGCTGCCGCGCGATGACGCGACCGCCGAACCGCCGTTCATCGGCGGCGTCCCGCTACGCTTTGGCGCGTAGTCTGGAAATTTCTTTGAGACAAATCGGTTGATCTTGTCCCAATAATCCTTGCCGTTGACTTCATTTTCGCGGCCTTCCAGGTTGTACTGGTTCTCTAGCGCAGCGGCGTATTGCATGGTTGTGACGTGCGCTTCTTCATCGAAGTCAGGACTATCTGGCGACCACCAAGATTTATTCTCAGCAATCCAAGACTTCACTTCTTTTGGAAGGTCTGCGGGCGGTTGCTGAGTTTGATGTTGTTTTGCGGGCGCATCGGGCGCCGCTTTCTCTGGCTCTGACTTGGCCGCAGGGGGATTGGCTTTTTGCTGATCTTTCCATGCGTTGATGTCGTTCATCGCAGCAGCGGCCGCGGCCAACTTCGCATTAGCGTCAGTTTGCTTGTCAGGGTCAGCCTGCTCAACGGCAGCGCGATACTCGGCCTTAGCTGCATCGAGGTCGCGTTGAACGCGCGCCTCGTAGTTCAGCATCGCCGCCTCATCAGACTTCGCAGCTTTTGCTTCTGCCTTGATCCGGCCTTCGCGTTCAGCCTTGAGTTCGTTCTCAAGCTGTTGCGCGCGACCAGCCCACTGATCGCGCTCATTGGCCAGTTTGGCTATGCGTGGTTGCGCGCGCCGGCGTGGTCGATCCTCGGCGTCATCGCTAGAAGCATCGTCGTTAGATTTGGATTCTTCACTTGGACTGACTTCGGTGGTGACATCCGCGCCATCGCCATCTTCGCCAACATCAATCTCAATCGGATCAAGTTTGACGTCCTCGGTTTTTGGAAGGCCATTGATCGTGGCTTGTTCGCCAGCCGCGCCTTCAACTGTATCTGCCATGTTTTGTGCCCCTTAAATCCGGTCTGCCATGGTGATTGATTGAACGTCGTTTGGATCGCTGATAATCGCTTGGATGCGGTCATCAACAACCATTGCCATCACAACGCCGCGAAACGTGATCGGTGTGGACTCAAAACGCGGCAACATCACAATGTCGCCCACCTTGCACCAAGGCCCTTCTGGATACTTGCTGCTACCATCGGCCATTGTGCCCTTGTAAGCCTGCGGACCAATGCCGACGACAACGCCGCTTACAGACTGATACTTGTCTGCATCGACAGTTGATTGTGGCCGATACAAAGTGACCTTGCCGTTTTTGGTGTCAACTTCTTTAATCTCATCCGAGCGAATGTGCAGTTTAATGGCCACCATGTAGCCACAAACGCGCATGTCAAACGGCTTCCCGGTCAGGGCAATAAACTCGTTGTTGATCCAGTCGCGAGCCTCGGTTTCTTCATGGGGCTCAATAAATGAAAGCGGGCGAAGTGCGCCGCGAATCGGAAGCGGTGGTGCTTGATTTGTCATTAGTATACTTCCTCTGTCTTAGGTTTGGGGGTCGAAGCGTTTGACTCGGCCTGTTGCGGCTTCATCAGTTTGGTAAACTCTGCATGAATAACCTGCTGCGCGAACAACAGTGCCCTTGCTTCCGCAAGTGTTTCTGCCTGCGACATGGCGTACTGATCGACCGTCGTGAACTGCTTTGCTTGCATATTCACGGCGGCCGTCGTCTTGTTATCAATCGCCGCCTGTAAGGCGTTGAGTGTGTTCTGTCGAAACAGGTCGAGGGTCATTTTTTCTCACATCAGCCAGGGGGTCGGCCAGCAGCGTGGTCTCTACATCAAGCCGCCGACGAGCGTGCCTTTCTTTGGGGCGTTTGGCGTAGGCGACTTTCTGCGTAATTTTGCGGCACCGCCTGCGGCCAACTTCATCGGCTTCACGTCTTTGCCGGTTTCCGACTTCAACATCTTGCCGGTCACTTTCTCAAGCGCGGGTTTTGCTTTGCTCGGGCGCTGAAACTTAGCATCGCCGCTCAGAACAGGGCCGCCTTTGCTATAGCCTTTTTCCTTCACCTTATCCGTATCGTTCAGTAGGCTGCGCTTTTTGCTATCGGCTCCAATTTCATTCCACAAATCTTCCTTGCCCGCGTCCATGTAGTCTTTTTTAAGTTGGGCATTTCTCATTATTCTGCGGCTTTCTTTTTCTGCCTCACGCAATTTATCTTGCATCTCAGGAGAATTAACCTTCCCGCCGTCAGCATATTTGGCCATCTTCGACCGCGGCATTGACGAGTTAATCATTTTGCTGATGAGCGCCTTGTCTTGGGCGGCGTCATCATGCTTGACCTTGCCGCCCTTGGCGTAACGTTGCGCCGCAGCGTTGATGGGCTTCGGGCCCATAAACTTCTGCGCGCCTTGGCGGTCTTTATTGATCGCCATAACTTCGGGCATGGCCGCACGGCCCTTGGCGTACTGTTGAGCGTTCTTACCGACTTTCATGGTGGACTCCTAAAATGTCCTGCGCTGGGCAAAACTACTGGCCGCGGCTTCAGCGCGTTGAGCACGGCGGCTTCTATCGTTGATCTCGGCAATGTCGAGGCGGGTCTGCCGATCTTTTTGTTTGTCGATTGACGTGATCTGGGCCTTGAACGCCTCGGTCTGCGTCTTGGCTTTAATCTCTGCCATCTTGGCGACAACCTTCTGGCCTTCGACCTTGACTTGCTCCATCGCGATTTGCTCAGGCGTTGGGCTTTCACCCTGCGGCTGATTGATGGCTTGCATTGCTTTGGCAACCGCCATCGCAACTTGGTTCTCAATCTGCGGCGGCAATTTCTCGCCCATCGGCGGCAACTGAATACCGAGGACGTTCTGCACCTGCACACGCATCTTCATGCCAAGATGCTCGGCAATGTGAGCCATGATCGCCGGCACTTGCTCGGCAAGAACCTGGTGCGATGCAATGTGGGCGTCGTGGTCCTGGTATTCGCCAGCCTTGAGCGGTTTGCCAATCAAAGCGTTTTGGTTCTCGGTCAACGGGTCAGACGGCTGGGCGTCTTGCGGCTTGGGCAGGATTTTATCAATCTTGCCGGGGTCAACGCCCATCTCAACGTACATATTCTTGTACGCCTCATACTGGTCATGGATGGTCGGCGCCGACTGAGCGGAGCGCAGCAATGCCTCGGCGCGCATGATGCGCTGCGTCGATGACACAATGTTTGGGTCGCTGACCGGGATAACGTCAACGCCATTGGCGAAGTCGGCCCGCATGATCGACTTCTGGCCACCGGCAACCGGGAACGGATACGGTGTCTCTGGCAAGAACTGGCCGAACAATGCGGCGATCAGCTTAAACTCACGGCGGAACGCGCGGTGGCAGTTTTTAATGGTGCTTGATTGCGGTCGGTTGGCCGCCTCAAGCAACGCAACTGTGGTCCCAACCGGCGCGTCCTGCCGCCCATCTCCGACTGCAATCTCTGACCCACCAGCAAGCCGTTGCGCGCTTTCTCGGGACTTCTCCCACAGCATCAGCGATACTTCTGATGGCCCCTTGTATGGCATCGACATGATGGCTTGATTGATCGGCAAGCCGCCCGTGTCGATCTCCGCAAACTCACACGGCGCGATCATCTTGTTGTTGTTGTCAAGGCGCATACCCTTGACGCGCAAGCCGCCTGGGAACATCTCAAGCGTAGCTGCGTCGATCATTTGACGCTGCAATGCCGTCGCGCCCTTGGCCGGATTGCCGAGAATGTGAGCATAACCGTAGCCGTAGAAGCCCAAGCCAGGCACAAACTTGAAGTGCGTGAAGTACCCAATCTTTTGGTACGTCGTGTCGCCCTCACGCCAATTGCGGCGGATGGCCATAACTTTGCGACTTGAGATGTCGATGGTCACAATGTAAGGCAGCGGCAGGCCAGACGGATCATCCTCGCCTTCGATCTTGTGCTCAAAGCCCTCAAGGTCAATGTCCGCATGGATCTCGCGGAATCGGTAAGTCACGTCAATTGTTGGATCAGACGGCGTTGTTTTGATCGTGCCCTGGACGCGATCAACGGCTTCCTTAACCGGGTTTGAGCCCTCGCCTGTAGACGTATCATCAGGGACGCCCAATTCGCAGTCGCGGTAGAATCCCGCAATCTGCTTCATCTTCAAGTCGCGCTCGGTGATCGGGAACTCATGCGTCACGCGCGGTGCGGTATCAATGTCGCTTGCGCCGAAATTAACAATCAAATTGTCGGGCGAGACAAACGATGAAACCGGGCGATTCAATATCGGGTCTTGATATGTTTTCTTAAACGCACTGCCACAGAGCGGCAGCCACATCAGCATTTGATCGTTTTCTTCGACGTACTCGGGCGCGCCTTCCGTCAAATAATAGTTCATAAACTCTTTGACGCGGGACGCCTGAGCCTCGGATTCCTCGTTGGGGATGCCAACAATCTGCGTTTTTACGGGCCCGCTTGCCGGCAGCAACTCAGCCGTCGCCGTGGCGTGCCACCGAATAACCGCCTCAAGCATCAGTGTGTCATAGACACCCGACGCGCCCTGGAACGGGAAGCTGCGATCTTCAAACTTCAAGCCAAGGTACTTAATACCCTCGGCCATCATGGACTTCCAATCGGCGCGGCTTTCGTCGTCAGCGTCAACCGCTGGCATCAGACTTTCGGCAACACCGCTTAACGTGGACTCATCAAGATACTCAGCTAAATTCGCGCCGTGAACCTGAGCCTCTGGGTCCATCGCATCGCCTTGTTTTGGCTCAAGGTCAATGACAACGCCGCCGTCCTTGGTTTCCTCAACCTGGACGCCATCAGACATCTCTGGCTCGGGAGCCTCAAGGTCGATCTCTACGGGATCAAGACTTTCATTCGATGCCTCAAGAATAGGCATACCGTCCGCGCTAGGTGCGTCAGATTCAGCGTTGGGGGTGCGACGGCGAATGGGCGGCATACATCCAGAGGGGCTTATGGCACCAACGTAAGCCCCCAACATACACCCGGCTTACATAGCAAGCAATTGGATTTTGTGCTTACGGCCCGGCCGGCGTCAATATATAGCCCCCGTTTGCGCGTACTTCCGGTCCTCGGGCTCGGATGGCGCGTCATCGCCGGGATGCCACACAAACCCACTTGTCCAAAGCCGCAGAAGGCACATGGTCATCGTGTCCACCAAGTCTCGCGACTCAGCGTTGGGAAACGCGCCGCATTGCTCAACAAACAAATCCGCATAGTGCCGCAACTTATCATAGGTCGGCGGCAACGCCGGCATCCACACGCGGCCAGACTCAAGCAGGGGGGTGATCCGACGCACGCGCTCTTTTTTGTCGCCGTGCTTGTCAGGGTTAAACCGTGTGGCCGTGATGCCCATGCGCGCCAAATCTTGTATCAGCGATATGCCGGACACCTTGGCTTCGATCAGCACCATGTCAGGCTTGCGCTTGCCTTTGGTCGGAATGTCGCCGTCATCAAGATAATCGTTCGACAGCCTAAATATCCGCTCACGCAACTCAGGATACTCGCAGCGCCGCCGCCAGACCGCAAGCAAGATCACGTTCGGTATTTTGTTTTCATCTTCAAACACGCCCCACGTTGTTGCTGCGCTATAAGCTGAGTCTTTTCTTTCAGACAACGCCGTATCAAGCGACAGCACCGTGTATTTTAATTTTGGCGGTGATGATTGCTTCCAGTGATTAAACCATTTCTTCTTAATGATGCCACCCTCTGCGGGAGCCGGGCGCTGTTGAAGCTGGCCTGACACCGCATACTCAGAGCCAAGCGATTCCTTGAGCGTTGCAATCTCGGCCGCGCCCCAGCGACCAGGCATCAGCGATTCATTTTCTTTCGTGCGCGGGTCATGCCATGGCTTGTCGCCAGTAGACTTAAGCGGCACCGTCACGCAGCAACGTTTAGTCTCAAATTCCAACGGCAGAATTAGTTTCACCCAATTCGAACGCTTCTCATGGGCCATGATGTGCCCAGATACGTCCTTCTCATTGGTTCGCTGTTGGACGACTATTTTGCGACCAGTCTTGGGCTCGTTCAATCGCGTCGGGACTACCGACTTCCAAAAATGCAAAGCGTTGGCCAGCGTTATGTCGGACTGGTCCTTGACGTTGTTAAGATCATCGCCAACGAAAACGTCACCGCCGCGGCCCGTCAGTGTGCCGTCAACCGATGATATGATGCGCTCACCGCCCGCCGTATTGGTGTAGTATTCTTTTGTGTCTCGATCTTCTGTGATCTGCCACATCCCGCCCCATCGCGACTGAAACCACTTCGACCGAATCAGTGCGCGGCACTTGATGCTGGCATCCTCGGCCAGTGTGAATGAGTAGGACGCATAAACAAACTTCTCAGTCGGACGATTGATCCAACACCACGCCGGAAACGCAACGCCCGTCAGCGACGTTTTAAGTGCGCGAGGCGGCATGTTGATCAGCAGGTTCCTGATGTCGCCGTTGAACACTGCCTCAAGGTGCTCGCAGATGGCTTGTACGTGCCAGCCGTCAACGTAATTATAACCGGGCTCTATGATCGGCCACGCCGCCTTGAAGAACTCATACAGAGATTCTTGAGCAGCCCTACGCCGCAGCAACTCTTGCGCAGCTTGCTCGGGCGTAACCTGCGTAACGGTCATTCAGAAGTTAACTCAGCAAATTCGGCGTATTGTTGTTTGGGCGTCCAAGATTCTTCGGCAACTAATGTTACGCGTGTCGCCCGCTTTAGGTTTTTGAAAGCCCTTAAATAAGATTTTTCTAACCTGCAAATTCGAGCATGAACGTTCGATGCCGAAATCCCAAATTGGTTCCCAATCTCTTTCATCGTTGGGCCCCCTGGCAATCCGGTGTAGGTTGTAAAAATACACCAGTCGCGGTCAGCCATTTCTTGCGCTTGCGCAATCCGTCTAATTGCCCTCGCGGGCTTATCAATTCTGAAGCAAAGTTTAATCGCATCCTGTATGTGCGTTTTTGTTTCTATAATGTCGCGGTTTAGATATGCGCGCACCCTTAATGCGGAATAGTTTAATTCTTTAATTGGCTCATAAATAAACCGGGCCAGTAACCGGCTTCGAACATAATCGCTGTCATCCCTAACATCTACAAAAACACCGATGCTTCTTAAATATCCCCTGTCCATAATTACGCATCGTCCTCAACAGGAACCTCGGTGTACGGAACCTCAAGCGCAGGCTTGGCACCCGCCGCAATCTTCATCAGCGCCGCGGTATCCATCTCCTCAACCTTCATCGAGTGATTTATATTTATGGTCTTGTCCAAGAACCCGTGCATCTCGGCCGTCAACTTCACCGCGTTCAACGCAGCAGGATACTGCCGATCTTCCATCGCGCGCTCTCGGATGTCCTCGGCGTGCGCGGTCAACGTGCCAAGCGTGATCTCGGGCTCAGGTTGCGCAGCCTTCACGGCTTGAGCGGCTTTGATCGCAGCCTGGATGACGGGACGCGCAAGCTGGCGCTGGGCCGACACCGCAAGCGAGCAATCAAGGTCTTTAATCTTTGCCTTGATGCACGCAATTTTAGCCGCAGCCGGATCACGCTCGTTGTTCAGATACTCAATAACCCACGTCGCATCGCGCGCGGAATACTCATCGCCCGCCGCAGACTGCCAGCCGCCGCCGAACGGATCCGATGCCGCATCGGTCAGACCACCGCTCACGCCCGCCCCTCTACATGGTAATCCATGATCTTCCACCACGCCAACAACTTCAATCGCCGCAAGTAACCAGGCGACACCTTCCACTTCGCAACGTCGCCCTCGGCATAATCCGTATGCGTAAACGTCGGCAAGTAAGCCACAACGCACAACAGCCGACCATCTAGGGAGTAGCCGTGAACCTCACCCTCTGGAATCCCCGGGTCATCAACCATCTCACAGCATGGATCAAGCGTATCAGGGAGCATTACGTGCCCTCCGCCTCAACCACGTTCGTACACAGCACCGTCGCATTGCCCACCAGCGAGCCCATCTCAGTCGGCGGCCGCGTAAACTTCGCACTGATCGCGCGATAAACAGCATCGCCCTTGCTACCCTTGCCGAACCACACGCTCGATAACCGCTCGTCCGTGATGCGCTGTTGCCGAACCCGCAGTTGCGTGTACTTCTGACAACACGCGTTCTTAGTCCTTCCCAACGCCGACGCTATATCAATCCACTCCTCACCGTCCCACTTCATCTCCATCAAGCGGGCCATCTCATCCTCAGTCCAGTCAGGCTCAACCACCATCCCCATAACCGCCCCCTTAATATGGAACCGCGTCGTCAGCAGCGCCACCACCCTTGGCGCCATCCTTGCGAGGCTCCCACGCCACCGCCTCAACACTCAGTTTCCCCTCGTATATGCGGGGAATGGGCAGGGCATCGAACGTGATCTTGAACCCGCCACTCTCCATCGGCCACATGGTCCCAATCTTCGTGTAATAACTCTTGCCGTCCTTGCCGGCGCGGCTCGTCAATACGTCGTAACGTGTCGCCATCTTATGCCCCTCCTGCGGGCGTGCTTCTCATGGCTTCGACGGCCTCAACCGCCAACTCAGCGCGGTCCTGATCGGGAAACGGCCCTATCGGCATCCCATCCCCAATCTGAATATACCAACCAGCGCGCGGGCGTGACGCATCAACCATCATCGGGCTCACGTAATACCGGGCGGCAGCATCGTTACTCACGACCCCTTGCGCCCCCGCTGCCAACGATCACACCACTCATCATAATCAACCCACCGAACATAACGGCTCGTGCATACAGGACAGTCTACACCGCCCGCAGGAGCTGTAAATACCACACAACACAACACGCAGCAAAACTTGCCGGGACGGGTCATTTCATATAATCCGGGCGGTGCATAAATTTAGAATTGCCGTAGGCAGGGCCAATGTCTTTTCGGATATGATCCTTGATCCATTCGGAAATCTGTTCCTTGGTCATATCAACTTCTTTGAAGTCCACACCAGACGCATCGAGCCAAGCGTCGATGTGTGTGCCGTCTTTGATGATCCCGCGCACCAAAGCACACGCGACCTTGGTGACTTTAATCATCTCGGCCAGCATCAGTCACCAACCTCATACCGGCGCCCCCTCACCCGCAGCAGCACCCTCACTCCGCAGGAACCGGCGCAGCGCCAACTCAACAACCCGCTTCCTCGGCCAGTCAACCGCCTCCGCATACGCGTGCAGCCGATCCAGCACATCGCCGGGAAGGTCGATGTTCAACTGACGCTCGCCAGGAACCTTACGCCTCGGGCCTCTACGCACCATGCAACGACGCTCCGCTAGCCTTACGACGCTTGGCCTTGCGACGCTTGGCGCGACGTACAGGCATGGCTTCCCAATACTGACCCTGCGGCCCGCACAGCAAACTATGCGACCTTCTTGTTTCTGGATGCCCGTCAATGTTAACCAAATAACGCTCCATCTTTGCCGATAGCGAAACCTCAATCTCACCAGCAGTTAATAACGGCCGCTCACAACCGTCCGAACCAACAATTTTATGATCTGGCCAGCCGTCACGAACATACCAACGGCAATCGCGGCAATAACGTGGCTTGGTCATCGTAACCCCGCGGCCAGACGAGCATTCGCAGCCGCCAGCCCATCAACACGCCGCAGCAACGTCGCAACGTCGCGCTCCAACACAGATATACGGCGCGCCTGCTCCCGAACCTCCCCCTCCAACGCAGCAACGCGTGGCTCAGGGTCTACCGACCCGAACGTCGTAACCAAATCAGCCATCAAATCCTCCCTAGTGTCACACCTCAACGTTACAAACATTATACGCCGGAAAAACCTAGGGTCAAGGGGCTCAACCCCCCGACCCAAGCGATGCAATAAAATCGTTCAACGTCGCGTTTGAAACGCGGTGGCTCCTGCCAACGTGAACCGTCTTAATGCGCCCGGCGTTCAAAAGACGATACATGCTAGCCCGCGAAATCCCAAGCCGTGCCGCTGCCTCATTTAGCGTCAGTAAATACTGGTCCCTATTATTAGTCATATTCGTCGTTTCCTTGGCTTTCATGGTATTCCTTTCTGTGTTTTAATTGTGCAAGCAGTATCAATATGCACCAAGCACGTTCATTTAATCAAGCCCAAAAATAGAACCTAGGGCAAACTTAATTTTTTTTGCAAAATTTCAAGATTACAGACAGAGTGGTTAAGATAGAATCTAGGTACTGACCCCCTACCTTTTTGTGCCTGGGTGGGGGTCTGGGATTTGCCGCGCCCATTAAATCCGCCGATGGATTGCCGGCGTCGTCGAACCGCGGCGAGTCATCATCACTGACACATAGCAGGCTATGCACTTGATGACGACGGCGACACGCGCGCACCATCGAGCATCACGGCCTAAGCATAGCCGACTATATACTAACGACTTTGTAATGTTCCGCCGCATGATACACGTTGCATCACGAGGCACACTATGCGACAGTCCGCAGACGCCAGCACTTAAGCTGGCGGTTATAGGATGGACTAGCATGGACCTCTGGAACACTGACACACCTATCAATGAGATCACTGGCCTAGACATTGATGTGCCTGGCTGGATTGATCAGGACATCACACCCGCCGATGTTGCAGCCATTGTGCAGGGCGGCTGCGCATCGGGGGCGTATATGCCCGCCGTTACGTATTACAAGGCGCTGGAGACGATGAACGCCGATGGCGACGATGTGCTTGAGTATATAGAATTAACGTTAGGCGAACTCCCCATCGTCACCGGGCGGTCATGGGCGCAGATGGCTTGCACCTATGTCTCGACAGCCGTTGAGATTTGGGCAAGCGGCGTGCATGACGAGATCGAAGCCTTCGAGCCCGAAGAAGCGGAGGCGGTTTAATGCGCGAGTATATTATTTGCAGCTTGTGCGGCATTGGCGCCGCGCTGCTATTATACGCTTTGCTCGTGGTGACGCCATGATCCACACCATAGAATGGTGCCGCGTAACTGGCTTGGACGCCCTGATCATAGACGGACGCAGCCAGCGCGGCAAGGCTTGCGGCAAACCTGGTCCCGGCTTGGTAATGATGCAGACCCTTTGGCACGAAAAAGAATGCGCAGGGTGGCACCTACACCGAGCCACAGAACTGATCACGCCATTAGACCGAGCACTAGGCCTTGGCTCATGGCGCGCGACCGTTGCACACCAGACATCGCGCGAGGTAGCAGCATGATCCCCGCGTTCCGATGGATCACAGCCAACCGCGCCGGCACGTGCTCAGGATGCCACGTCGAACGCATCGAGCGTGGGTTTACCGTTCTATGGTTCCCACGCCATAGGCGCGCGCTATGCCTCACCTGCGGCAAACGTCACGAGGCTCGAGCCGCCAAGGCGACCGAGGCAGCCCGGCAGGCTTGGGCGGCAAGCAAGAGGGACCCCTCATGACCGACGCCGAACGCCTTAAGCTGCTAGCCAAGAGCCCCAAGCGCAGCACGCGATCACCGGCGCAGGGCCGACCACTAGAACGCCCGACCGACGTGGACGGGCTCCCGATGTTCGACCACCACAGAGCGCCGGACCTGTTTAAGCAGCGCCGCGACGATAACCTATAGTTATGGTGCCGGGCGATGGAACACCACCACGCCCGGCAACTTACCACTTACCAGCGAGTCGCAACAATGGCTTACCAATGACGCGCGCCCGGATATTCCCACCGCCGAAATGGTATTACGTAAGCGGCAGCGCCGGCACCAGGCACCCGATAGCCTCGGCCGCGCACCTGGACGCTTGGCGCGACATCCTAGCCCGAGACATAGCCCGCGGAATTCCCGCCCACATCGAGCGTTGGGACGGGGTGAAACTATACCCCCGACCCAAGCCCCGGCATAGAACCCATAAACTGGGACCGAGCGACCGCCGCTAGACGGCCCCACAGATTACATTAGCGCGTCGCCCAGCGCGATCTCGGACCCGGACCACAGACGACCAGCACCCACCCGTCACAACCACGTCAGGCGGGCCTAGAAACGCGTTTTAATTTTACCCCTCGCCAAGCCCTCCCCTGACACCGTTGCGTAAGACGGTACTAGGGCCCCGGAGAACCGCAGAGCAGAGCCATAAACGCCGAATCTGCGTCAGTCGAGTATAACCAAGGGCACCACCTAACCAACCATAAAACCTATACATATCAATACGATAACTACAACTATATATCTACTATAGTGTAAATATATAAATATATTGATCTTAGAATAATACCACACAAGGGTTATGGTTATAGGGGGGTGTCTGTATTCGTATAGTAGTTCAAAGTAATACACAGAAGATTTCCCTAGCCGACGGCCTTCAACCCATTGATTTCATTGCAAACGGGGGTGTGTTTATTCTAGCATGACCCGTTGTACAACGAGATACGTCCCCGAAATTGTGTTGAATCAGTTAGTTACATCAATTACTATTGCGTAGCTTCCGCGTTCACATGTACCCTAAAAGGATTATGGTTATGGAAATCGTAGAAAGGCCCAAGTTTATGCGTGTGACGGGCGACCGACCATGGCGCAAAAGTGGATTGACCGAGAACCAATTGGCGGCATCGAGGGCAGCGCAAACGGACCCGTTGGTCGTGACTGCTGAGAGAAATTTGCGTTCTGCTCGCCGCAAAATGCTGTTGCTTCAGGTTGAGCGGAAGTTGGTTTTGGGGCGGCGTCGCAGGTCATGGCTGGGGTATGCTGAGGCCGAGGCTGAGTTTGACAATAGGCGGAACATCCTTGAGGATTTGGTTTCTGGCATTCGGTGGGAGTTGCGCGAATTTTACAAGAAGGCTTACGACGAGCAGCTTGAATTTAGAAGGGCTGCTATGAAATCTGCGCGGCGTGAGGGGCAGCGTAAGGTGCAATGGCCAACGCGCAAATGGTGGCACAATCACAGCGAGTTTGACAGGAAAACGATGTGGGCCGCTTCGGCATGGGCGCAGACTTACAAAATGTTGGACTGGTGCGCAACCAGCCCGCAAATGGCAGTAAGAATTCATAAGGAACTTGAGAAGCGTGCGCAAACCCGCGCGGCGACCGAAGGTAGGAGCGGAATATGAAAGGCGCAGTCATGGTGCTGGGACCGTCGATGCTGGAGCATATACGTGAGCACAGAGATCGGGTGATCGCTCAAGCGAGGGCTTTGGAGAAACGGAGTGCTACCCTAAGCAACCCGAACATGATCAAGGCAATTGTTGATGCTGACCGCGCCCGCTTGGCAAAAAGGTTAGATGAAATGGCGGGGTTACGTTCTGCATTAAATGGTATTTTGCGACGTGGCGGGCCCATCTCAAAGAGAGAATGGTTGGTTTTGTATAATAACGACATCCTGCCGGCTGGCCGCGAGCCTGAGTATTATTGTTTAGACGCAATGGGGTTTGTAGACCCGCGGCTGCCAGAACCATATGATTATAACCGTGACTAGATCCGTTCCAGGCCGCGAGGGTCTGCCACCGCTCACCAAGCGTCAGGCTAGAGCCCGGCGCCGCATCAGGCGCCCGAAGCACCTTGAGGTAAATGGGATACTGTTGATCCCGGCACCTGCCTACCGCGTGGGGCGCTGGAAGTCGGCGGTGTTGCGCCTGGAGCGCGAGATGGCAGCGGTCGCAGCTGCGCAGCCCCGTGGGCGTCGGCCGAAGTGGATGGTGCTGCGGTTGAAGCGGCTGGCCGAGCGTCTGGAGCGTGCGCGCGCGCGGTTGGTTGAGCACCAGGTTGCCCGCGGCGAGGACTTTGCAGCCCGCAGGCGGTTGGCCATGCGCCGGCAGACCGTAACGCCGCAGTCGCCGTCCCTGCGGCCGGGCGTGGACTGGATGGCTGATTGACCGGCTACGACCCTAGGGCCTGTTGACACGTGTTCCGCGCCATGGTACATGATGGTCGTCGCGCAGGTCCGCAGCGATGAAACACGAAGGGATATGGCCATGATCACTCGCATTGAACTGTTTGCCCGCACCGTGCCCGCACCGATGGGGTGCAACGATGGGTTTCACTGGTTTTCAGGCCCCGAGATTGACCTGTTTGACGTTGATGATTTTGCTCAAGCGTTCCGCTTGAACGTCAGCGACATCGACATGGAGACAATTAAAACTGTTCAGGATGCCGTGAACAACAATTTTGGCGGCTCACGCTACGTTGAAGTGACGTTTGAAAAGACGGAGCAGTAACATGGGTACGCATACGCCGGGACCTTGGCAGACTGAGTGCGATTTTAACGGCAGTAATTTCGCGCTGAAATCGCCTGAGAAGGAAATTATAGGCGGCTGCGGGTGCTGCGGCTCGCCCCGCCTATCAAGCGAGAACCTTGACGCTGATGCGGCGCTGATCGAATCCGCTCCTGATTTGTTGGCGGCGCTACAGGACCTGCTACCGTATGGCCAAGCCGTGATCGGGATGCCCGAGGGCTCATGGCCGTCCGACAGCGTTGTGTTGAAGGCGCGTGCGGCAATAGCTAAGGCGACGGGAGCGGGGGTATGAGCACCGTTGCCTGCGACGGCTGCGCGGCGATCATCACCGACTACGATGAGGACCCGATGATGTACACCGACGCCGAGGATCAGACGTTCTGCGAGAGGTGCCAAGCCGCGCATATGGCTGATGGCTGGGTGCTGGCCCAAGAGTTTGGCGCCGAGATGCGGTATAATGCGGCCGTTGATGCGTTCACACGCATGATTGACGCCGCCGATATGGCACGTAAACAATCGAAGGGGGAATAACTATGGCACGCAAGCCGAAGCAACAAGCCGCGATCATCACGCAGCGCGAGATTGACGACATCATCCGTATGCGCGACGAGGATCAGGCATCGTTTCCCGAGATTGCGATTGCAATGGAACGCTCGATCAGTTCCGTGCGCGACGCCTACCGCAAGAAAACAGTGCGCCCAGGCTATAAGCACCAGCAGTTTTACATTGCGCCTTGGCCACCCACGTCCGACTCGTGGAATCCAGCAACGCCCGTGACGTTCGAAGATGCCAGCGCACTGCGGTTGGCCACCGAGAAGCGGCGCGATCCTAAGTTGGTCGTCAGCCGCGGGTTGACCGGCGTTGTCTACTCGCCATCACGGTCAACGGCCGACATATGCACGGAGAAGTAACGTGACCCTAAGCGACTTGTCCGAGTTAGAGCGTGAGGCGGCCGATGTCAAGCGCGAGGTCCGGCGCCGCGCACGCAAGAACGTAAACCCTGACTCATCGTTTGAAGCGGAATTGTTTAAAATGAGCGCGTATGTATGGGCCTTGCGCCGCAGCATCGACCGCGCTAGAATGCACCAGTCAGCGTAGCCCCGGCTCCTCCCCCGGAGTGGCGCAGGCGTCCATCCCCACTTAGCCCCACCATTGCACGGATCATCCGGCGCAACGGTGGGGTTCTTTTTTGGCGATCAGGGGCAGATACGCGGCAGTTAATGTGGACTAATCAATCCCAGCGTTGTCGCCCGTGAACACCTGATACGGCAGCCACACCCAATCGCACTCAGCGCCGGCGAATCGTTGCCTACGGTCGCCGGGTTCTCTTTTCTTGGCCTCGCGATGGCGGGCAATGATGTCGAAGTATGTGCCGGGATAGTTTGAATCGCGGAATCGCTTGTTCAACCACGAATGATCTTTGGCGACCATCACGCCCTGCTCATCGCCCACGTTGCAGCGATAGCGAATCCCGTAGCGTTGTAGGTATGCTTTGGCCGTGTGCGCCATGATGCGCTCGCCGTCGGCCGACACGTTACATGCGGCAGCTATCAATTCACCTATTGAGCGTTGCATACGCTGGTCTTGCGGGCCTTCGACATCGACGATCTGCGATGCCAGCCAGTTGCAAAGCGACACGTCCTCACGGGTTTCAGGTGCTTGCTGGTACAGGGTCCAGTCAATTGACGCCAGACGGTTCATGGCCTCTTCGCGCCCAAGCACCTCATCAGACATCAGTGCAAACGCGCCGGCGAGGACAACGCCAACCTGGTCGCCCGTGCGCGCGTCGGCAAAATGCGTTGCGATCAGTTCGCGCATCAGCTTGGCGTTCTTAATCACCGTCGGCGTCATCTCCATCATGCGCCTTAATAACTTTGCGGGCAGGTCGGCAGGCAGCGCGTCCATCAGCACCGTGAGTTCATCAAAATGGTTCTTAATCGTTGCGCGCTCAGTCTCATCGTTGGCTTGTCCGCCCTTAAGAGTCAGGACGATAATGCGCGATAGATCGGCGGGCCCAAGGTTGCCCACGCCGATGGCAGCGCAGATAAACGTTGAATTGATTTTAAACAACCGCCCGGTATGGTCTGCGGAGCCCTTGGCCACGCCCGCGGTGGTCGCGCTCGATGCCGCGCGCATTAACTCCACCACCTTGTCGATGCGAAACTCACCGCCGTCCTTGCGTTCGGCTTCATCGAACAGCACTGGCAACGCAGACCCGTCCACTTGACCGCGTATACCGGCTTCCGTTGACGTACCCATCAGGTTGACGCAGAAATTGCCAAAGCACGCCTTAAAAAGCGTGTTGATCACCCACGACTTGCCACAGCCGCGCTCGCCGGTTAGCCACCCATGCGTGCGCCACCCTAGGGCACCACTGATCGGCGCCGTCGCAATCAATCCAGCCAGCACATCAGCGTGAAACGGATTGTCCCAGCGTAGCTTGTGGCATATCGCACGCAGCGCCGCGGCCTCATCTCGGTTTAACGCCGGCACGTCCTTGATGCTTACGAGCGTCCCGCTAAACGGGTACACGTACTTGCTGTTAATCATGTTGGGGCTTACCGACGCGCCGTTGACGTACACCTCGCGCCCGAAGTGGCCAACCACCCGACCGGCGTCAGCCCATATCCCCGCCTTGCGTATCACGCCAGACTCACTCCATGGCCCTAGTTCCTGGCACTCGCGCACCAGGTTCATGCCAATACCCTTCCAGTCGCGCGCCACTTCAGGACGTTGCCCATAATTGAGCGGCATCCACGCGACGGGATCTGGCAGCAGGGTCAGCAGGCCAGTCTCGGTGAATATCTCCTTGCGGCCGAGATCAACCAAACCGTTCGATGTCTGCGTGAAAAACGTATATGTCTCGCAGCGCCCGTCGTGACCCAACGCCTTAAACGGGGGGCGGTTCTCGTCAATGCCCATCTCAGCGTCGGATGCTGGTTTGACTGATGCGTGACCGTTAAGTCGCGCCGGCAACCGCTCAGGCGGGGGCTCAGACAGGTGGCACTCATCCAGTCGGTTGGCAATCGCTTGCGTCAACCGATCCTTGGTCATGCCATTCGGCGGATCATCGGCTAGGTCCCAATGCTCAGGCCATGAGTCTGGTATGGATACGATGACGTGCGGGCAACGCAGATCAGTCAGGATGTCCGACAGTTCAGCCGCGGCCTTGCTGCCGGGCGCGTCGTTGTCAGGCCAGATCACCACGTTGCGTCCAGCCAGCGGCGTCCAGTCTGTATTCTTGACCGACGATGCGCCGCCCGACCACGTTGTTGCGACAAATCCAGGCGGCAACATCCCTTCGGCGGCCTCGCAAGCCTTCTCACCCTCAACCACAAGCACGTTGGCGCCGGGCGCGTTCATCAGTTGCGGCAGGCGATAAAGCGGCCGAGGATTTGGATGGCCACCCGACACCAGTGTTGCGCCGTCATGGCTAACGTAGGGCCGATAGGTTTTCTCGCCCGTTACCGTATCACGCAGGCGCAGCACAAGCATCACGTTGTCGCCGGCAGGGTTGTGGTAATAGTGCGCCATCACCCGCTTGGTTTTGGGCGGTAACTTGATTTCCGCGGTCCCTGGAAACGATTTAACGTCGCGCTCAGGCTTGGGCGCCTCGGTATCAACGGCAGCAATCGGCTGAGGATCAAGGCTAGGTTGGTTCATGGGGTCACGCCGCCATCGCCGGCACATAAACTAACGACATGGTAATCTCCCATCGTGGCGACCAAACTAAGCAATAAATAAATCGCGGGAACTCTCTTGCGCTTGACTAATGTTTTTTTCAGCTTGCGCGAAATAACTAGGCTTTAACTCCACCCCGACCCCATACCGGCCCATTTCGACGGCGGAATAAACTTCGCTGCCAATGCCCAAGAATGGCGTGAAAACCACATCCTTAGGGTTGCTCCACAGTTCGATGCATCGGCGGATAACTCCGAGCTGCAGGGGCGCTATGTGGCGTTCATCGTTCGCATCCCGCGCGGCGCGATATTGCAGCGTGTCGGATGGGTCAATGTCCATCCAAACAGGTGAGGCGTATTTCTGCCAAACGCCAACGGGGAAAGTCTCGTTGGTGTGCGCGATTGGTTCGTCGTTTTCCCCAGGCTTGCGAAGGGTCACAACATAATCCGCGATGCCCTGGCGTGATAGCGCGCTGTCTTTCTTGATCTGCTTATGCAGCAGGCCGATAGCCTTGGTGCGCTGCATCGCGGTCACGGGGTCTTTCCAAATGCACACGCGAGAGTGATAGATAAACCCCTCGGCTTGACCGCAGCGTATTAAATCGCCAGGGAAATCATCAAGCCCAATGTACCCATGGCGGACCTTGCTCGTTGGCATGTCTATGCAATGCATTGAAATCAGCCGACCTGGTTTGAGGATGCGGAATAGTTCGGCCATGCAATATTTGAAGTGGTCGAAAAACTCCGGCGTCCCTTTGCAGTTTCCCAAATCTCTATCCGAGTTGCTGTAGGTGTAGAGGCTAGCAAAGGGCGGGCTGAATATCGAATAATGCACTGAATTATAGGGCAGGCCGCGCATCACTTCGATGCAATCACCATTGTATATGTGCCAGTTCTTGCCAGATGCTTGATTGATTGCGTTCATGTTAGTTCCCCAAGAATGATGGAATAATGATCTTTTGCTTCGGATTGTAGTCGGCTTTATCGCGTACCGCTCCCTTGATATTCGCAGCCGTCAGGCCGGCCATGTGTGCAACCATGTTATCAGCCATGCGTTCGGCGTCGGCTTCTTTGCGTCGAAGGTTGGCAACAACTGCGCCCTCGATTTCGGACGCGATGAAATGCACATTTACAGGGCTTTTTTGACCAAACCGCCAAAACCTACGAACGGCTTGAAATACTTGCTCAAAGCTATCATTTAGCCCAACAAATGCTGTGTTTGAGCAATGTTGCCAATTCATGCCATAGCCGCAGATCGATGGCTTGGTGACTAACGACTGAATGTTGCCAAGGCTAAAATCGTTTAAGATAGCCTCTTTTTTATCCTCGCTATCTGACCCGCGAACTTCAACCGCGCCTTTAATTTCACGCGCAAGGGATTCGCTCTCGGTGTTAAGATTGCACCACGCGACCCAAGGCGTGTTGGACGTCACAATATTAGCCGCCGCGATTACTCTATCATCGACGGTTGATCGCCTTGCCTTAATACGCTCTTGCAAGGT